TTAAAAACACCGACGATGGGAATCAGATCATCGAACAGATCCTGCCGTTCTTCACCCCCGACTTCACGTTTCCGGTCGAGTTGATTCCTGAGACCAACGAACAACGGGACATCCCGATCATCAGGACGGGTATATCCTTCGAGGACTCCTACGACGGGAAGTTCGAGAACAGGCGGGTCCTTGTATGGACGTTGACCTTCACGGTCCGGGGTTACCTCTACGGTCCCGTCAAGACCGTTCCCCTCATCAAGTTCACCGATACCCGTCTGAGGATCCCGACGTCGGGACAGACGTTGAGGGGGGCGGGTGTGGCGGAGGACGTTGTCCTGTATCCCGGAGTGACGTCCTCAAACACACCGACCTCCAACGCGAGTTTGGCGATTCCCTACGAGGAGGTCGACATAAACATGGACTACGGGTACGTAGAGGAAGTCGAGGAGAATCCCGGGACCTTCACACTCGCCCCGGACGACCACCCCACGGTGTAAATAGGACTACGAGGAGAACTGCGCATGGGCGCGAACACTTTTGCAGCGATTGATGGGCTTGGCTACGAGATAAACTTTCAGTGCGTGAACAACTCCGTCACCGGAATCGTTCCGGCGGGCGCGCAGGTCGACACCTCGGGCGCGTGGTACTCCAACACCTACGGACTTCCCGTGAGGGACGCCACTGTCCAGGTCGGGGGGTACTACCAGGGCAACGTTCAGGCGAGCGCGGGGTACCTCACGACGGTCATCGGGACGGCGATCCCGACCGGGGCGCGCATGGCGTGGCTGCAGCCCGAGAACGGTATGGTGCGCTTCCGGGACGACGCGACGACCCCGACGGCGACAGTGGGATTCCCCATCGCGCTGGGCGTCAGCTGGCCCTACATCGCCAACCTAGCGTCCCTCTCCCTCATCTCCACGACCGGTGCGAACGTGGTCATGTCGGTTTTGTTCTACAAGTAAGGAACTGATGTGTCCCTCTTCCCGATAGTTCCCCAAAACCTAGTCGACCCGACGTTCTCAGCGAACATAACGATCGGTGACGGGTCGCTGACGGCAAACGCCGTCGCGGCCAACTCCTCCATAGTCATCGTAGGGAACAGCTCGGTGAACGCGGCGCTGGCTCCGACGCAGCTCACGCTGGGGAACAGCAGCGCCAACGCCTTGATCTCCGGCCTTGGAATGGACGTTGGCAACAGCACCTGCTTCGTCACCAGCAACTCGTCCGGCGTCTACCTGGGTCCCGGCATCGTTATCGGGAACACCAACTCCGGGAACGTCCTCGCCAACACCTCGGCCGTGCAGGTGACCGACGGGAACACCAACACGGTCCTGACGGCTTCCCAGCTGTGGTTCGGCAACTCGGTCGTCAACGCAACGATCAACTCCACGGTCTATACCGGCACCGCCAACAACGCTCTGTACCTCGGCGGTATCCCCGCGACCAGCTACGTCCAGACTAGCCAGCTGGGAACCTGCACGTCCGTCCTGACGGCCAACAACTCCTACTACATCGGTGGGCTCCCGTGGCAGAACGTCGTCAGCAACGCGATGCTTCAGGCAAACCTCTCCTACTACCTGACAATCGCGGGGCTGCCGTCGAACGCAGCGCCCCTCACGGTGAACAACGCCCTCTACCTTGGGGGGATCGCAGCGTCCCTCTACGCGCTAACGTCGCAGCTCTCCGCGAACGTGGCCACCATGACGTGCAACGAGGCTCTCTATATCGGGACCCTCTACTATCAAAACGTCGTCAGCAACGCGATGCTCCAAGCGAACCTCGCGAACTACGCGTCCCTGACGGCGAACGAGAGGTTCACTGGGAACCTAGAGTTCTCCGGGGCAAACATCACGTTCGACGGGACGCTGGTAACGTTCGACGCGAACGTATCGTTCCTCGGCGGAGTCTTCGGGATCAACTCGACCGCGTGCAACTGCGCCGTCAACACATTCCACCTGGGTTCCTGCTCGAACAACAAGAACGGGTACTGCTACCTCCCGGGAGGGATGAAGTACTGCTGGGGGTCGTGCAACGTCGGCAACTCCCCCTTCATCTGTACGCACACGGACCCGTACAACGACAACTGCTACAGCGTACACTGCACCCCCAACTGTCAAGTGAACGTCTACGTTACGAGCTGCAACAACACGCAGTTTACCATACACTGCTACTCGAACGGTGCTCAGAACACCTTCGTTTGGTGGCACTCGGTGGGGACGTAGCGTGGACAAGCCGAAGAAGCGCGACGACCTGGGGAAGGCCCTCGGCCTGCCGGAGACTGCGCCGGCGTCCCGCGCCGTCATCGAACTGGAGGCGGTCGGTCACAACGACTCGGCGTCGGTCGACTTCGAGAAGTCGCGGGCAGCGACCATAGAGGTCATGGACTCGGCGGGGGACGCGATCGAACAGCTCGCGAACATAGCGGACCAGTCGCAGCACCCGCGCGCCTTCGAGGTTCTCGGTCAGCTCCTTAAAACGAAGCTCGAGGCGTCGCGGGAATTGATGACCCTGCAGAAGGACATCCGGGCCGTTCGGGACGCCGACACGCCGAACAGTGAGAAGGGGCGGACGGTGAACCAGCTGTTCGTCAGCACCAACGAACTTCAAAACATGCTCAAGAACATGGAGAGGAAGTAGGACATGAGGGATGAACAGGGCTTCGGGGGAAACCCCCAGCTCAAGAGGGCCGGGCACCGCATCCAGTGGACCAACGAGCTCGTGCAGGAATACGTCAAGTGCTCCCGGGACCCGGTGTATTTCGCCGAGACGCACATGCAGATCGTCCACGTCGACCGGGGACTCGTTCCCTTCGAGATGTACGACTACCAGCGCGAGATTGTCCAGACGGTCGCCGACAACCGAAACACCCTCGCCGTCTGCGCCCGCCAGTCCGGCAAGACCACCGCCATGACCGCGTTCGTCCTGTGGTACATCCTGTTCCACCAGCAGAAGGACGTCGCGATCCTCGCCAACAAGGGAGCGACTGCCCGGGAGATCCTTGGAAGGATCCAGAACGCGTACCAGAACCTACCCAGGTGGCTGCAGCAGGGCGTCGTGGAGTGGAACAAGGGAACGTTCGTTCTCGAGAACGGATCGAGAGTCATCGCCGACTCCACGGCGTCCGACGCCATCCGAGGATACTCCTTCTCAGCGGTCGTCATCGACGAGTGCGCCCACATCGATAACTGGGACGAGTTCTACTCGTCCGTCTACCCGACCATCTCGTCCGGAGTGACGACGAAGTTGGTTCTCATCTCCACACCGTACGGGCTGAACCACTTCTACAAGTTCTACAGCCTCGCTAAGGAGGATCCCCCGAAGAACGACTTTAAGGTCATCGAGGTTCCCTGGCAGAGGGTTCCGGGTCGAGGCGAGGCGTGGAGGAAGTCCACCCTCGAGGCGATGAACTATGACCAGGACAAGTTCGACCAGGAGTTCGCGAACGAGTGGCTGGGTTCGTCCGGCACTCTCATAGCCGGTTGGAAGCTGAAGGAGCTCGTCGGGGAGAGGCCGGCGGTGGAGCTCGGCGGCCTCTCGATGTACCGGAAGCCGGTACCGGGGCACACCTACGTGGCCACGGTCGACGTCTCCCGGGGCAAGGGGCTGGACTACAGCGTGCTTCAGGTGATCGACGTCTCGACGATGCCGTTCGACCAAGCATGTGTATTTAGATCTAACGGCATAACGCCCGCCGACTTCTCGGAGTACATCGCGCGAACGTGTCGCAGCTACAACAGCGCGACCGTTCTTGTGGAGGTGAACGACATCGGCGGCCAGGTCAGCCACTCCCTGCTGTACGACCACGACTACGACGGCGTGCTGTGCACCGAAAACTCCGGGGGCGGGAGGGGTAAGAGGGTCTCAGCGTGGGCGAAGACCGGATCCGAGTTCGGGGTGCGCACCACGCTGCCCCTGAAGAACATGGGCTGCGCCACCCTGAAGCTGCTCGTGGAGCAGAACCAACTGATGATTCACGACTACGAGACCATCAGCGAGCTCTCGACGTTTTCGAAGAAGGGAAACACCTACGCCGCCGAACCCGGGAGGCACGACGACCTAGCGATGACGCTGGTCCTTTTCGCTTGGCTCAGCGCCGAGGGGTATTTCAGGTCCCTGACCGACCTAAACACGATCGCTCGCATGCGCGACATGTCGGAAGCAGACCTTGATTCGGCGATGATCCCCTTTGGGTTCATAAATCCCTATGTAGTCATGAAGGAGACCGACGAACCCGTGACTGCTCGTCGCGGGTCCGACGACTGGCTCATGATCGATCGGGAGTTCGGCGACGGGCCCGCGCACCGTCCAGTGGGTCACATATGATTTATCCAGGCCTAAAAGCACCCAGTGATAAATAAGCCGACAATGACTAACACAGTCGCCTAAACCCCGCAGGGTTAATAAGGAGAACGAAAGATGGTTATGCTCAGCCCCGGCGTTCAGACGAATGAAGTAGATCTGACCACGATCATCCCCGCGGTCAGCACCTCGCAGGGTGCGCTCGGGGGCATCTTTCCGTGGGGTCCCGTTGGGGAGGCCACGGCAGTAAGCTCGGTGAACAACCTTACTGCACAGTTCGGACAGCCGACCAACCTCAACGCAGAGACGTTCTTCACCGGCTACAGCTTCCTGGCCTACACCAACCTGCTGTACGTCTCTCGAGGCGCCAACACTTCGGGATGGACCCCCTACGTCATCGCGAACACCACCGGCTACGCACAGTCCGGCCTCGTCGCGGCGGTCTCCAACAACCTCTTCGTCTGCGGCGGCGGGTACACCACGAACAACATGTTCCAGGGTCAGTACGTCACCCAGTCCGGCAACCCCGCCCTGATACCCTCTGGAAACACGACGACCGTTCAGTCGATCGTCAATTCCACGGCGTTCACCCTCAGTACCCCAATCGAGTCCAACACATCTGTCGCAATGTACTTCGGCAACCCCGGAACCGCCTACACCGCCATCGGTCTCGAACCCAACGCGGTCTGCGCGAACCTGGTGAACCAGATCGTCCTGAACGAGACGAACTACTACAACCAGAAGGCGAACACCTTCAACCTCAACGTTACGTGGGTCGCGAGGTACCCCGGCGGCATCGGGAACTCGCTGCGCGTCTCGCAGTGCGACACGGCGGCGCAGTACAGCTCCAACATCAACCTGGTCTCTTCCAACGCAACGGCGGTAGTCACCGGCGCGCTGGCCGTAAACACCGGCTTCTCGAGCGCGACGATCACCTTTACGGCGAACACCGGTTCGCTTGTGACTGCGAACGTCACGGCGAACTACGTTCTCGCGGAGTTCGCCGAGAACGACCAGCTGCTGCTTGGAAACAGCTCCATCAGCATGCAGTACTGCCAGATCGCGAGCGTCACCAACATCTCGAACGGCAGCGTCTGCGCCCTGCAGATCAACTTCGTCGACCCCTTCAGGCTGCACACCAACTACACGTCAAACACCGTGCAGAGGTACTGGGAGTTCTTCAACGTCGTCGGCGTCGCGCCGGGACAGTCGCAGTTTCAGCAGTACTCCGGCAACTCCGCGGCCCAGGACGAGCTGCACGTCGTCGTCGTCGACGAGGGCGGCGAGTTTTCCGGGACTCCGGGGACCGTTCTCGAGGTCTACGCCGGGGTATCGCGCGCCACGAACGCGGTGAACCTCAACAACACCGACAACTACTACGCGGACGTCATCAACCAGAACTCCTCCTACGTCTGGTGGGCCGACGACAGGCCCGGCGCGTTCTCCGCGACGGCTCTGAACCTCACGAGCGCGACCACGCTCGCGCCGGGACAGTACTACTTCGACCTCGGCGCCGACGGATACTCCGAGGACGACTGCCCGCTCTCGGTCGTCGCGGACGCCTACATGGAGTTCGCCAGCACCGAGGACATCGAGATCGGTCTCCTTATGCAGGGCAAGGCTATCGGGGGCACCACCGTCGTCAATGGTCAGACAATCCAGAACTTCCAGCTCTGCAACTGGCTGCTCGAGAACATCGCGGAGATCCGAAAGGACTGCGTCGTGTTCGCGAGCCCGGACTCCGGGGTCGTCCTCAACAACTACGGGAGCATGGCACAGAGCATCGCCAACTGGCGCGGCGCGTGCGACGACAGCTCCTACGGGATGATGGACTCCGGCTACAAGCAGATATACGACATATACAACAACGTGTATCGCTGGGTCCCGCTCAACGGGGACATCGCCGGTCTCGCTGCGCAGTGCGACCGCACGAACGCGGCCTGGTGGTCGTTCGCCGGATTCAACCGCGGAAACATCAAGAACTGCGTCAAGCTGGCCTACAACCCCGGCCAGACCGACCGAGACATACTGTACCCGGCCGGCGTCAACCCCGTAGTCAGCTTCCCGGGCATGGGAACGGTGCTCTACGGCGACAAGACGATGCAGAGCAAGCCGTCGGCGTTCGACCGCATCAACGTTCGCAGGCTGTTCATCGTCCTCGAGAAGGCCATCAGCTCGGCCGCGAAGTACTCACTGTTCGAGTTCAACGACGCCTTCACCCGGGCCCAGTTCTGCAACATGGTCAACCCGTACCTGAAGAGCGTCCAGGGCGGCCGCGGCATCACGGACTTCCTCGTGGTCTGCGACGGGACGAACAACACCCCGGAAATCATCGATTCCAACCAGTTCATCGGGGACATGTATATAAAGCCGGCGCGCTCAATTAATTTTGTGACGCTCAACTTCATCGCGGTCGCGACTGGCGTCGCCTTCAGCGAGGTCGTCGGAAACTGGGGCGAAGCGGTCTGAGTGAGTATAAACTAAAGATGCCCGGCGCGACGCTGAAACGTCCCCGGGCTCTACTCTCGGCAAGGAGAACAGCGCATGACTATTTATGTGACCTACCTGACTATCTATCTCGGCAACTTGATGCCGATGTTCTATATCGGCTACACCAGTTTGAGTAACATCGAGCGAGGGTATCACGGGACGGTGACGTCGAAGAGGTACAAGAAGATCTGGAAGCAGGAGCTTCGAGACAACCCACACCTCTTCAAGACTATCGTCCTAACGAGACACGACGTCAAGGCGGACGCGCACGACAGGGAACGTAGGTTCCAGAAGCAGTTGGGTGTAGTGAAGAACCCGCTCTACATAAACCTCTCGGACGGGAAGCAGTTCGATAGAACCGGCGTCAAGAATAAGAAGCCTGCTTGGAACAAGGGCATGCACACTACGTCGGAAGAGACAAAGGTGAAACAGAGAGCAGCGAAGATCGGCAAGCGCGGAAACGCTACCGGCACTAAGAAGACCGAGGAATGGAAGCGCGCTAAGGCAGCTGATATTGCTCGAAGGAAATGGATCACGAAAGGTTTTGCTAGGAAACATGTTTATCTCGAAGAGATAAATAGCTTTATAGATCAGGGATGGCGACTCGGCAAAACATGTCAAACCAACCTAGCATAAGGAGTTGAAAACAAATGGCTTTTGACATAAACGCCTTCAAAACAACCGGCCTGCCGCAGGGCGGCGCTCGCCCATCGCTGTTCGACGTCACCATGACGCCGGGCGCGGGCATCACGGCCCTCAACGAGTTCAACTTCCAGTGTCGGGCCGCCAACCTGCCGATGATGAACCTCGACCCCATCGAGGTTCCCTACTTCGGTAGGAAGATCAAGGTGAAGGGGGACCGAACGTTCCAGGACTGGACGGTCACCATCGTCAACGACGAGGACTTCGGTGTCAGGAACATGATGGAAACGTGGTCCAACGTCATGAACACCCTCGAGTCGAACATCATGGAAACCGCCGCCCTCGACGAGGCGTACAAGGGGACCGCGCAGGTCAACCAGTACGCCAAGAGCGGCGCCCTCCTGCGTCAGTACACCTTCTACGGGATATGGCCGTCCGCCGTCGAGGCGATCGACCTGAACTGGGAGTCCACCAACCAGATCGAGACGTTCACGACGTCCTTCGCGTACGACTACTGGCTGCCGGGCGGCACCAGCGGCGCCGGAGGCGGTGCCGGCACCACAGCGTCGTACTCCGGTACCGAGACGGGGGCCGCCTAACACCGTAACGGGGCCGGAGCGATCCGGCCCCTTCGCTTCGCTATGACGGGAGACTAACGTGCGCTTCTTCGGCTACGAACTGGTTCGGTCCGAACCCGAGATAGACAAGCGGGAACGGACACCCACGTTCGTCCCCAAGCAGTCCGACGACGGGGCGATGAACGTCGCCGCCGGCGGCGCGTTCGGGACATATGTAGATCTGGACGGAACTGTGCGTTCGGAAGCGGAATTAATTACGCGCTACAGAGATATGAGTTTACACCCCGAGTGTGACAAGGCGATCGACGAGATCGTCAACGAGGCGTTGTCCTTCGACTCCGAACACATCGTCTCCATCGACCTCGACGACATCGAGTGTTCCGAGGACGTCAAGGAATCCGTCCGGGAGGAGTTCGAGAAGTGTCTCCGACTCCTCGACTTCAAGGACAAGGCGTACGAACTCTTCCGTCGGTGGTACATCGACGGTCAACTGTACTTCCACCCAATCATCGACGAGTCCAATCCCCGGGCGGGTATCCTGGAGATGAGGTACATCGACCCGCGCAAGATCCGGAAGATTCGGGAGATCGTCAAGAAGAGGGTACCGAACGACCAGGCGTCGGACGTCTCCATCACCAAGACGAAGAACGAGTACTTCATCTACAACGACAAGGGGTTCTCCGGGTCCAGGGCGGTCTCACAGGGTTCGGGGTCCACCGTCGGACTGAAGATCGCCAAGGACACCATCGTCCACGTCGTCTCGGGACTCACGGACAACAACGGTTCGATGGTCCTGTCGTTCCTTCACAAGGCGATCAAGTCCCTCACCCAGTTGAGGACTCTCGAGGACGCCCTGGTCATCTACCGACTCGCCCGCGCGCCCGAGAGGCGCGTGTGGTACATCGACGTCGGGAACATGTCGAAGATCAAGGCGGAGCAGTACCTCCAAGAGATCATAACGAAACACAAGAACAAGTTGGTCTACGACGCCTCCACGGGAGAGATCAGGGACGATCGAAAGTTCATGACCCTCCTCGAGGACTACTGGCTGCCCCGTAAGGAGGGCGGTCGGGGAACCGAGGTGACCACCCTCAAGGGCGGCGAGACCCTGGGACAGATGGACGACGTCCTCTACTTCCAGAAGATGTTCCTGATGTCCCTCAACGTTCCCGTGGGTCGACTCAACACCAACGAGGTGTTCTCGATAGGGCGCGCGACCGAGATCACCAGGGACGAACTGGCGTTCTCCAGGTTCGTCTCCCGACTGCGCAAGAGGTTCTCCTCACTCTTCAACAGGATGTTGGAGAAGCAGCTGGCCCTGCGCGGGGTCATGACAGTCGAGGACTGGACGAAGATAGCCGACAAGGTGCGCTACGACTACGCGGTCGATACGTACTTCGAGGAACTCAAGGACTCCGAGATCATGACGAACCGGGCAACGCTGGCCCAGTTGATGGAGCCCTACACCGGCAAGTACTTCAGCTGCGACTACGTCCGCAAGGAGGTCTTCAAGCAGTCCGACGACGACGTCGAGAGGATGGACAAGGAGATCGGCGAGGAGAAGGAGTCGGGCGACCCGCGCTGGATTAGTCAGCAGGAAATGATGATGCAGCAGCAGGATCCCTCACAGGCCGGTATGGGTCCGGAGTCGACTGGGGAACCCGGAGCTCCGCCCCCGTCCGCCGGACCACCGCCGTCGCAGCCGGCTAATAAGCCTGCGGGCGGCGCTAAGAAGCCAGCCGCTCCCAAGAAGATACAGGACATCGCAAAGTCGCGTATGGCTGCCGGCGGCGGCCGATAAATAAGCTAAAGGTGTAACGGAGAGAAGAGATGACCAATAGGACAGTCGCGGACCTTGTAGAACACGCGCTGACGCGCGAGCCCGGCGAGTTCGGGGCGGTGTTCGGCGAACTCATGAGGGGCCGACTCGTCGAAGCGGTCTCGTCTCGAAAGAGGGAGATCGCCGAGGGACTCCTCGGGGGTCCGGCGCCCGCGGAAGGGACTGAGGAGGAACTCGCGGTCGGCGACGAGCTGGAGATCGACGAGACCCTCTGGACTGTTCGGGAGATCAAGGATGAGACAATCGTCCTGGAGGACGAGTCCGGCGCGATCGAGGAGCTGTCTAAGAATAAGTTGAGTGCGTATACCGCGGCCGCCGACAAGGACCGTGACAAGCAGAGCAAGCGCAAGTCGCGCGCCTATATGTTCAGCGGCGACAAGTACGACGATGCGGCTCGAAGGCAGGACAGTCGAACAAAGGGAATCAAGCTGGCCAAGAAGAAGATGGCCGAGTCCGTCGAAGAGGCCTGCCGCGGGAACGGCGTTCCCGACGAGGCCGCTCGAGTCCGGGAGAACGATGGTCGGAAGGCCGCGAAGCGCGCGAAGCTGTGGAAGCCCAAGATCGTGAAGCCGGTCTCCGGAGGAAAGAAGTGATGGACGCCGCACAGACCGTGAAGACCATCAAGCGCTCGATCCAGCGCGCCGGCAGCGTCGGCAAGCACGACGAGCTGCTGTCGCGGTCCGCGAAGCGCGGCGTCGCGAAGCACTCGACCGAGGTCCACGACGACCCCGCCGGAAACCCCGACTGGTCGACGACCCGACAGGAGGCGCCCTACAAGCGCTCCCCCGAGGGGTCGTACTGGGAGGAGGACGTGGCGGGTGCCGGAGACCCCAACAGGTTCAAGGGCGAGGACGACTACCAGGCGCAGGTCCGAAGGACCGCCATGGAGGCGGTCGAGGAGACGCTGACGGACGACGAGGCGGTTGAGGTGTTCGAGTTCCTCATCGAGAACGACGCTGCGTTCGGGGGGTTCGTCGATGAGTTCGACGGGGAGCTGCTGACGGAGCTGTCGGGCGAGACGCTGAAGAGCTACAAAAAGAGTGCTCAGACAGACCTGAGCAAGACCGTTAAAAGGGTGAATCGCTGCGATCGCCGCGGCGCTGTTCGACCCAAGGGTTCGGCCCGCAAGATGATCAATAGGGTCCGCGGCATCCGTAGAGCCGACGACAGGATGGATAAGTAGGTGCCCATCACCAAGAGTATGGGTGCCGGCGACGTCATCCACGACTTCACACACTCGAGGAACAAGATGTTCAAGGGCGACGACAGGAAGCAGCGCATCAAGAGGGCTCTGGGCGCGTACTACTCCACGCAGCACGAGTCCGTCGAGGACGACAGCGCCGACGCGTTGCTCGGTCATAAAAAGATCTCGAGCTCAAAGAAAACTCCATTCACTGGGAGTCACAAGAGAGTCCACTCGAAGGTGAGCGATAGGGTACACGCCCTGGCGCTGAAGGCCCTTGAGAAGCAGCGGGTGAAGAAGTGAGCACCGTAGTCATCAGGCCCCTGGCCAACGAGGTCTCCATCAACTCGGCGTCCACCAACGCCGCGGGGATGATCGGGAATACCGGACTGCTGAGGATCGTTAATCCCCAGTCGGCGCAGGTCGCGATCACCGTCGCGACCTACGGCAACTCCATCTCCACGTCCAACTACGCGTCGTTCACGGTCCTCGCCAACAGCGAGGTGTACGTGTTCAAGGGCACCACTGACAACATCATCGTGTCCTCCGCCGCGAACGTTCAGGTCGTGCCGGTGGCGTACAGGAGCATGTAGCTTGGCCAACACCAAGATATCTGCCCTATCCACCGGAAGCGCGATCACGGCCACGGACCTGTTCCCCGCGGTCGAGACGGTGGGCGTCGGCCCTATCGCTAAGACGGGAACGCACATCGGTACTTGGGTGCTGGGCGGAGCCTACCTCGCCAACCTGATAGCCAACGCAACCGGTCTGTACCACACCGGCGTCGTCAACGTCGGCAGCCTATCGACCACCGGCAACGTCGTCGTCGGCGTCGCTGCCAATCAGGTCTACATCACGCCGACTTCGATCTTCGTCGGCAACGGCTCCGTAAGCGCGACGATCAACTCGACGACGTTCAGCGGCACCGTCGCGACTGCCAACAGCGCCGCCTACCTCGGAGCCACTGCCGCGGCCGGATACCAGACGACCGCCGGACTCTCGTCAAACGTTGCGGCTCTTACCGCGAACAGCTCCGCCTACCTCGGAGCCACTGCCGCGGCCGCGTTCGTTCAAAACGGCATGAGCGGGACGCTCGCCGGCAACCTCAACCACACCGGCGCGAACGTTACGTTCTCCGGCGCGAATTTAACCGTCACCGGAACCAACGCCTACTTCAACGTCAACTCCGTCCACAACGCAGCGAACCTCAACGTCTTGGGCGGGATGCTGTACACGTCGTCCAACCTAATATGCTCCGGCAACCTCGCGGTGACGGGCTCCAACCAATTCATCCTTGGTACATCCAGCGTCGCGGCCAACGGATATACCTATCTGCCGAACAAGCTGCTGATGCAGTGGGGTCAGCTCGCCGTGAACTCAAGCACCGCGGCGCAGACGTGGCCGACGGCGTTCGCCACGAACGTTTATTCAATCACGGCAACTTCCATGACAGCAGCGATGAACGTGGTTGTAACGACCGCCAACAGCACCAAGTTTACGGTACTTACCGGCGCGACGGCGAACGCCACCGTTTTCTGGCATGCCATCGGACAGTAGGAGAGACCAAGTGAAGCTGATTTGTGAGGACCGGTTCGACGGGGTATCCGTCATCCAGGAAGCCACCGACGAGAAGAAGTCCCTGTACATCCATGGCGTCTTCGCGCAGGGCGGTATGAAAAATAAAAATGGCAGAATTTATAACCCCGACATGTTGGACCGGGTCGTCGAGGGTTATCGGGAGTCACACATCGTCCCGAAGAGGTCCATAGGTGAACTCGGACACCCCCCGACCCCGACAGTCAACCCCGACCGAGCGTGCCACCTCATCGTCGACCTCCATCGGGAGGGGAACAACTTCTGTGGAAAGTCCAAGATCCTTCAGTCACTTCCCATGGGACAGATCGTCACTGGACTCCTCGACGAGGGTGTCAAGATCGGCGTGTCCACTCGGGGGATGGGTTCCCTCAAGGAGAAGGACGGACTCATGGAGGTCCAGGACGACTTCCGGTTGGTGACGGTCGACGTCGTGATGGACCCGTCCGCCCCGGACGCGTGGGTCAACGGGGTGTTCGA